CATTAGAGCGATGCGATGGCCTGCTTAATGCGTAGCCTAAATGCCACTCCTGGGGCATTCAAGAAAAATGATGACAGCAAGGAAACATCGTCAGTAAATGGTCGAGCCGTTTTATTGCTGCCAGTACCATTATGCACGTAAGTGGCGTATTCCCTGCCAGACGCATTCTTTGCATCCCAGTGCCATTTTGCTGTGATCAAGGTGCCATTGTCTTCAAGCGTAAAGCTATCTACGCCACTTTGGTACAAATAACCAAGATCATAAATATCGCGAGGACTTCCAACGGCCCCATTACTGCGCATTGTCTCTCCATCGTACCCCCATCGTGACATCTCTTGAAATTGTTGCTTCCAATGAGTTTCATTAATGTCTTCCGCAGCCCAAAGCGCAAAAGCTTTCGACAGGGCATCGGTGATAGCTTGCTGATTTCTTAGCGTTGCTTTTACCTTTAACATGCTATGTGCCAGGGTAAAGATTACGAACCACCATGTCTGGAATGATAAAACGACAACGTTCATAAGCCACATCATCCCCAGGCGTATAACGCACCGTTGCATCAGGGAATCGCCTAACCATTCGGTCCATAGCATCAGCTAAATTAGTGCCAGAAGGCGTGTATTGCACCATTATGGACTCCCATTGCTGCAGCACTCTTACTGTTCCCATCATTGCTGTAGGCAAGCGTTCTGGAAATTCTCGCATGGTAACTTCCAGGCCAGTCACCTTCCAGTCGGAAGGCACTGACTGTCGGCCCACAACATAAATGGCTGGAGTGGTTGTATTATTTGGAAGCGTGTAGGTGCCCAGCAAACTCGGAGAGTCAGTCAAGAGCGTGTTGATAGCGTCTCGTAGCTGGGTGATGTTCATGGTATTAAAAAGCCCCTCCATGAGGAGAGGCTAGCAGGAAACAATGGGAAGAGAAATCAAGTGTTAGAAGTGGATGGAATGATGCTGCCAGTCTCTTGAGCATTCTGGTGAATGCCAATACGACCACGGCTCATCACATCAAACGTAACTTCCACAAGGTTGTCAGCCGGATAGCTTTCGTTAAGATTACCAACGCGACCCACATAAGCCACACGGTCATAGAAGAACGTAGTGCCACTAGAACCCAATTGCTTGTTCACTTCAAAGTACACTTCTGCGTTCTTGTCGTAACGAGAAGTAGCAATCACTTGGAATGCTTCGTCAAAGCTGTTGGGAAGGAACACAGTGCCGTCCACGTCCTTCTGGAAGTAAGTGGTAACAGAAGCAGTGGCGCCAGCGGTGACGACAACGCTGTCAGTGAAGCCACCACCACCAAGCACATAGAACTCGGTGTTGCCATCGTTGAATGCCATGGAGGCAGTCGTAGCGGCCTGTAGCGTATAAAGCGTGGGGGCGCCGCTAACAGTGAAGGTAGCGCCGCTCTGCGTGATAACGGGGCGGGTAGTACCAGTGATAGAGCCAACACGAATGATAACGTCTTGGCTCTTAACCAGTTCTGTGGGGTGATAAATGGTCATAGTGTCCTCGATGGGAGAGTGGGAACGATTAAGCGTTCAAGACGCTTCCTTTACCAACCAGTCTAAAGATGCCCCTGATTGGTGTGCCAAGAAATTGCCAATAATGTTCAACAAGTTGTTCATTAGGCAACAGTTCAAACCGTCCTTCCCTCCCATTGATAGTGGCAGAAGCGCTATTGCCAGGAGTGATGCCAGATAGGGCCAAAGGTCCAGTTAGGCGCCCCTCCATATACACGGCAGTATTATCAGCACCAAGCAGATAATCGTACCGTGGATTGGTCTTTTGCTTCAAACTGGCATAATACACTACTCCGCTTGAAACGGGAATGTAATTACCAGTGGATGCGTCAACGGTATAGCCAGAAGCAACACTCCACTCAAGAGTGGCATTAGCCAGTGGCAATATCCCGTTGCTCATGCGACAAAACCAATGGTGAAAGAACCGGCGACGGTTTCGAGCATTCGTTTGAACTCTTGGCCATATTGAGTGGCTTCAAGTCCTTTGCCATATACTTTGCCATCTGTGGCACCAACTTGGATGCCCATTTGTGCAAGTTGAATGGCAATAATGTGAGCTGCAAGGTGCTTCACGGCACGATCTGTCTGGTCACCAAACACATCGACGGAAGCATCAGCAGTTGCTTCAGAGATGGCTCCATTCACGATGCCCGCAGGATGCGGAGTGAATTCAGGGAAGCGATCAAGAAAAGTTCCGTAGGAAACTGCCATGATTAGGCCCGCCCTGCTTTAATCGTTTCCTGACGTTTGGAAATGGCATTCCGCACCTTAATGCGACCTTCAATCTTTTTCCATTCAGCCAATTGCTCGACATCATGGATGATTTCAATCACGCGAAATGCTTCAATCAAAGGCAGGTTGCTCAATGTGCGCACGTCCTGTGGAATTTCTTCTACAGTCACTTGCTCTTGAACTTCCTCAATGGCGCCAATTGCCATAAGGCGTTTGACAGTAGCGTTTTGACGCGCTTGTAGCCATTGCTGTTCTGGCACCTCTTGATTGAGCCCTGGAGCCAGTTGAATGAGGCCAGTTCCAGTGATAATGCCAAAACCACCTTCACGAGGCGGGTTTTCAAGATCCGGGCGGTAAGCGATTAGCATTGTGAAATGTTCTTAAGAACTGCTGACAGCTTAACGCCCTTTTCTTTCTAGGCTCAAGAAGAAGCTTGAACGTAGATGACGCTCTTGGGGTAGTACAGAGCCACACCACCCACGCGAGCGTGAGCAGGGACAATGAACTCAAGACCGCGCTGTTGAGCGGGGAACAGCTCAAGGGGCTGAGGGATGTGCAGTTGCACTTTCTCAGGGTCACGCTTGTACACCACCATACGGCTGGTATTCAGCTTGCCACCATTGTTACCCTTAGTCAGTTGGTTGATGGGCTCAACGTTACGGATGTAGGGGTTGGTGCGCAGGAAGTATTCCAGAACCGTCACGTCCGAAGAATCGGAGTTGCGGGTGGTGCTGACCTTGTTGTAGTCTTCGTAGCCCAGCAGGATGGTGTCGGGCTGCTCTTTCATCTTCGAGCCGTTGATGATGGCGCTAACGCCATAATTCAACAGTTCGTTCATCTCTTGAGCAGTGACGCTAGCAGTGGTGAACCACTTATCAGCAGCAACAATGTCAACAGAGGAGTTATTGAAGAAGCCAGCAAGGCCAACAGTGCTTTCGCCAAAGAGAGCAACGCTTTCTACTTTCTCTTCATAGGCACGACGCACTGCAGCAGCACGACGTTGCTCAAGGGCAATGTTTGCCATTTGAGCGGCCCGCAGTTCCTGAACGGTATAACCGAAGGAACCACCAAAGGAGCGAATGTTGATGCTCTTTTCCACCTGGCTGATGTCAGCACGGGGCAGGTCAGAAGCAGCGTCAGCAAGCAGGCGGAATTCACCGGTCGAATCCATGATCCGATAGGTGAAAGTTTGTGCGCCAGTACCAGCTTCACTGGTCACAGGCAAAATGGTCGAGTATTTGATGTCAGCGTACTGAATTTCAAATACTTGGGGACGGATGTACTCAAGCTGACGCTCAAGAAACAGGCCCGCCGTATCCATGCGAAAATCGGTCATGAGGGTGCTCCTATCAAGAATCGGCGGAGAGAGTGAAGCTCGGGCCGTTCAGCTCAAGAACTGCCAAACCGCTACTGGTGGTAGTGGAGAGGTAGCGAGCGTTGGAAAGACGCACGGTCTTGCCCGAAGCAAAAGCATGACTGAACTGACCAGCCTTGCCAGTGCCGCTAGCTGCGTACAGCACGCGAACAATGGAAGCGGGGGTAACAGCACCAGTCACGTAGACGGCAACAGCACCTTCATTGGCTACGTTCATCACTTGCTGAACTTTCACACCAGGACGGCTATCGCCATTCAGTGCAGTTTCGTCAACATAAGTGAGAACATTCAGGCCAAGAACAGTGTCGCTAGCGCCAGAGATGGTAGTAGCAGAGTTGGCAACAGTGCCAGCAGTGTTGTACACTTGCACACCACCGAAAGGCTGCACAACGGCAGTTTCGTTGATGAAGGTGCCAATGGTATTGTTGCGGATGTCAGAGAGTTGACCTTCGTTAAAACGGTCATGCGTGAAAGCATAGCTTTGTTGCACGCCATTAACAGAGGCAGTCCCCGAGGCGGAAAAAGTAACGGCCATGGATCAGCGCTCCTTAGAGACGGAGAGGGGAGTTTTCCATGCGTTTTGCGTCCGTTCCATGTAGGAAGAGGGCGCAGACATGGGGGAAGCAATGGAAGCAACGGCTTGGCGTAGTTCTTGCGTGCCGGAATCGTCACGGGAACCAGCCTCAACCAAGGTATCGAACATGGCAGTAACGTAATCATCGGAACGAACCGACAGATCAGAATCACCACGAACAGCCTTGATGGATGCTTCCATGATTTCACGGACAGATTTGCCAGAGAAATCAAAAGCAGAATCAAGAGAAGGACGAGCTTTGTCAATGAGAGCAATGCGCTCTTCAACAAGGCTGTCAACATTGACTTGCTTGGCGCTGTCAAGATCAGCTTTGAGGGCTGTATTCTCTTCAGCAAGAGCATCAGCGCGACCCTCGGCGGAGTCTTGCTTGCCCTTCATTTCCTTGTGCATGGCATCCATTTCTTCCTTCATTTTGGAAGCTTCGGACATCATGCCATCGTACATTTTCTTCATGTCCTCGTAGCTTTTTTTGGCATCTTCCCGTTCTTTGGTGACAGCCAGAGCTACGCTCTCGGTCACCTCGAACTCGGCGCCATCAAAATTGACTTTGGCAGTCATAGACGGTTCCTCGATAGGAGTAATTAGAGAAGGATCGGCAGCATCTAGCCGGTCTAGATGTAGCTTCACTTGCGGGCCAGCGCGGCCCCTGCGAACAACAGCAATGTGATTTCCGTTGATTTCCTTTTGGATGCCATCGTAATTCTCACCGCTATCAGTCACACCAGCATTCGCTTCATAATTGACGCGATAACCAGCGCTGACTTCTTTTGCATCACCACGCATAATGCGTTCAATGGCATCTTGGTCAGTGATTGTCATGACAGCACGGACGAATCCATTGTCATAAACCACTTCGGTGCCACTGAAGCCAATTTGATAGTCCTTTGTATTGGCGCTATCAAGGAGGACTGGCGGATGTTCGAGAGTAATTGCTTTGCCCGCAAACGAGGCTAAGCTTTCGGGAGACGCCACTTCAGTTTCGGGACGATATTCACGCCGAACTGAGCCATCCGCATCAGTGTACATTTGTACACCAGTGCGAGCGATAGTAGACCAACACCGGAGGTAACCCTCTGGAGTGAGTTCGTACTTCTCAATTGGCGCTACATCGTAGCGAAAGCAAGTGGTGCTCATACCTATAGACTAACAAGCAGGCTATACTGCGACCATCGAAAACGTCAGATTAGACTATGGATGGAACTAATTTTTCATGAGAGAAATCACCACAATGTTTGCAGTGCCGTCCATCACCTGCAGGGACGCAAGGCGGGAGATTGCCTTAAGGATTAAAGAGGCTCGACTTCAGTCTGGACTTCAGCAGTCTGACGTAGCAAAAACGCTAAATGTTAGTCAAAGCACCTATTCAAGAATGGAACGCGGCTTGTTAAGTCCTGACTGCGCTCAAATTCGCGTATTAAGCGGATTGCACGGCATTTCAATCTTGTGGCTCCTGGGCATGCCAAATTTTGTAGTTACCGCAGCCAGGCCTTAGTCCTCGTCTTCGTCATCTTCGCGCAACTCTCGCAACTGATCCTCAATATTTTCCATGATATATGATTTAGCAATTGCCTGCACTTCAAAGACCAACATCTTCACCGAATCAAAATAGGAGTCTGGCTGTCGGTAGACGGATTCACAGTAAATGTGTGTTTCGTCAAGGCGACCATTTTTGAAGCATTGCTTCTCCACCAAATGCCATTCACTGGTATT